AGATAAATTATGGACTGATGCTCAAAGTGACAAGAATGGTTATGTACCAATTGAAGTTCACTGGTCAGAGGTGCCCGGCCGTGATGAGGAATGGAAAGAGGAAACGATACGAAACACTTCACAAGAACAATTTAACGTAGAATTTGAATGTGAATTTTTAGGTTCGATTAATACACTTATTAGTCCTGCAAAATTAAAAGTTCTACCTTATGTTGACCCAATACAATCTCATGCAAATTTAGATGTATTTGAACGACCAAACAAGGATAAAACATATTTCATCTCTGTGGATGTGTCAAGAGGAACATCAAATGATTACTCTGCATTTGTGGTGATTGATGTTTCTGAGATGCCCTATAAAGTTGTTGCAAAGTTTAGAGATAATGAAATTAAACCACTCAACTTTCCAGCTCGTATTCATGAAGTTGCAAAGGCTTATAATTATGCTTTTGTTATGGTTGAGGTTAATGATATTGGTGAGCAAATTGCAAACACGTTACAGTTTGATTTGGAGTATGATAATCTAATTATGGCATCAATGCGAGGTCGTGCTGGTCAGATTTTAGGTAATGGGTTTTCGGGTGGTAAATCTCAATTAGGTGTTCGTACTACAAAGGCAGTAAAAAAGATTGGTTGTTCAAACTTGAAACAACTAATAGAGACTGACAAGTTATTCTTTCAAGACTATGATATTATTAATGAGTTGTCAACATTTATCGTTAAAGGTTCTTCATGGCAAGCAGATGATGGTTGTACTGATGACTTAGTGGCTTGTTTATTCCTATTTGCTTGGGCATCAGATCAACAATATTTTAAAGAATTAACTAGTCTAGACATTCGCTCTAAAATGATACAAGAGCAACAAGATCAGTTAGAACAAGACATGGCTCCATTTGGGTTTATTGATGATGGTGTAAATACATATGATGATGATATGATTGATGAGTATGGAACTCGGTGGCAAACTGTTGTCAGAGATCATAATACAGATTGGTAGTTTAAATCAATCAAGTCATTCTCTATCTTTATAAAACAGTTAGAACATACCACCACACTTTCTTCTATCATTTTAAGTATTTCTTCACGACTATCGTCATTCATACCTACTCGTTTTATCTTTGTTCTTATTTTTTTATCATGAGGATAAAATTTTAAACAAATAGTCTCACTCTCACCACATACAGTACAACATTCATTTTTAATAAATAGATTCAAAGATACTATCCTTTGGTGATAGTTCCTTTTAGATACTTTTTTGATTGTTTCTTTATATTTTTCGTAGTGTTTATTAGCCATACCAGTATTTATATGTTATAATGTTTATAAAACCTTATTTGAAAAACCACATTTTTATAAATAATTCCAAACAATTCTAACAGAGGAGCATAAACAATGAGTTTTTTAGTCTCGCCTGGCGTTTCTGTCAGAGAAATAGATTTAACAAATGTCGTTCCAGCAGTGGCTACATCCATTGGTGCGATTGCAGGCCCATTTGAAAGGGGCCCAGTTTCCTCTATTACAGATATTAGTTCAGAGGAAGAATTAATCGAAATATTTGGAAAACCAAATAATGATAACTTTGAATTCTTTTTTACAGCTGCAAACTTTTTACAGTACACAAATTCACTTAAAGTTGTTCGACCTGCATCAGGAGTTGTAAACGCAGTTGCATCAGGAACTGCTATATTAATTCGTGATACAGATCATTATTTAAATTCATTCTCAACAGGTCAAGCGAGTGTTGGTGAGTGGGCTGCACGAACTGCTGGTACTCATGGTAATTCATTAGGTGTTTCCATTTGTGCAACAGCAACTGCATATGAAGAAATGCTGACATCATCTAACCAAACAGTTGGTGAAGATGCAGTAGGTTCAACATCAATTGCAGTAGATAACATAGATTTAACAGACGATGAAATACAAGTTGGAGATATTATATCTTTCTTTCAAGATTCAGCAGGTGCAACACCTGTAACTGGTGAAGATGGAAAGCAATATGAAGTAACAGCAATTGATACTTCGACTAATGTTGCAACAATCAAAAGATTTGACGACCCTAACGGAGGTGGAGTTCATAACATTATACCTGATAACTCTTTTATCAAAAGACGTTGGAGATTTTATGATCTGTTCAATGGTGCTCCAGGCACATCTGATTTTGCTACTCAAAACAATCGAGGCACAGGTGATGAACTACACATTGTAGTTTATGATAGGGATGGTTCTATCTCAGGTTCAGCCGTAGATTCAAATGGTCAACGTGGACAAGCAGTTTTAGAAATTTTTGCAAACGTATCTAAAAATCCTGCTGGAAAAACACCACAAGGAAACACTAATTATTATCCAAACGTAATTTACGCTCAATCAAGATTTATATATTGGATGGATCACAATTCCTCTGGAACAAACTGGGGTACTGATCTTACCAGTGGTTCTTATACTGCTGTAGATACTCCAACAGCAACTAACTTATCTGGTGGTACTGATGATTATGCCGTAACTGCTGGAGAACTTAGACTTGCTTACGATTTGTTTGGGGATACTGAGAGTGTAGATATTAACTTAGTCTTAGGTGGGCCAGGCCATGATGGTGTTGCTGCTTCTGATTCAGAATTTGATACTCATGGAACAATGATCATTGACCTAGTAGAAAGACGTAGAGATTGTGTTGCATTTATCTCACCTCGCCGTGGAGCAGTTGTTGATGTTGCAAACGTAAACACTCAAACATCTAATGTTAAGACTGGATTTGATTTACTTCCATCATCATCATACGCAGTGTTTGATAGTGGTTACAAACAAATGTTTGACAAATATAATGATGTGTTTAGATTTGTTCCACTTAATGGTGATATTGCTGGTCTGTGTGCATTTACAGATCGAGTTGCAGATTCGTTCTTCTCACCTGCTGGATTCAATCGTGGTAACATTCGTGGTGCAATAAAACTTGCATACAATCCACAACAGGCAGATCGAGACATATTGTATCGTGCAAGAATTAATCCTGTTGTTAACTTCCCTGGCCAAGGTGTAGTATTATTTGGTGATAAAACTGCACTTACAAAACCAAGTGCATTTGATCGTATCAATGTACGAAGATTATTCTTACTACTTGAGAAGGCAATTGCAACTGCATCTAAATTCCAACTCTTTGAGTTCAATGACGAATTTACAAGAGCTCAATTTAGAAACCTAGTGGAGCCGTTCTTACGAGACATACAAGGTAGACGAGGTATTACAGACTTCTCTGTGGTTTGTAATGCAACTAACAATACAGGTGAAGTAATTGATCGTAATGAGTTTGTTGCAGACATCTTTATTAAACCTGCTCGTTCAATTAACTTTATAACACTTAACTTTATTGCAACAAGAACTGGGGTTGCATTTAGTGAGGTAGGAGGCTAACATGGCAGCAATAGATGATTTTAAAGCAAATCTAATCGGTGGTGGTGCTCGTGCCAATCAGTTTCGAGTCACAATCACACCACCGCCTGGCATTGCAATTGGACTTGATGTTCGTAGGGCATCTTTTTTGGCAACTGCATCAAACTTACCAGCTTCAACTCTAGGTGAGATTGCTGTACCATTTCGTGGTCGTAACATTTATGTGAGTGGTGATCGACCAGCTCCTGAGACATGGACTGTTACCTTCTACAATGATACCGACTTCATGATTCGTAACGCAATGGAATTGTGGCAAAACGGAATTAATGATTATGTTGAAAATACTGGTGTAACTTCACCAGCTGATTATCAAACAGATTTAACAGTTGAACAATTAGATCGTGATGACACTGTACTAAAAACATATATTTTCCGTAATGCCTATCCACTGACAGTTGCACAGATTGACCTATCAAGTGCAGAAGCTACAGAAATTGAAACTTTTGAAGTTACATGGAGATACCAACACTTTGAACCATCTGGTGTGAGTTTCTAATTTAACCTACTAAATACTTAAAATACAGTAGGAGTTATTATGGCTGAAATTTTTGGTTTCAAATTTGAAAAAGTAAAGAGTGAGGAAGATAAAAAACAACTAACACTTCCCACTCCAGATGATGGTAGTATCGAAGTTGCTGGTGGTGGTTTCTTTGGCCAAGTTCTAGACACTGATGGTCGTGAAAGAACTGAAGCTGATCTTATTCGTAGGTATCGTCAAATTGCACAACAACCCGAATGTGATTCTGCAATCGAGGACATCATCAATGAATCAATTGTGTCTGATGAGCGAGATCAGTCCATCTCTATTGTTCTTGATGGATTAAAACAACCCAAACGTG